TAGCATTGGGTTGTAGTCATACCATGGGAATAGGTATCTCATACGAAATGACTTGGCCATACCACATAGAAAATCAAACCGGTATTAAAACTTTAAACTTGGGATTAGGACAAGGTAGTTCTGACACCGTTGCTAGAATATTAACCAATGTCTGTGGAATTTTTGATGTTGATACTGTCTATATACTTTGGCCTACGTCTAATAGATTTGAAATCTACCATGAAAATTCTATAGAGTCCATAATTCCATCTAGCGCAGAATTACAACATGTTTGGTATATAGATGACTGTAATAGTTTTCAAAGATTGTGTAAGAATAAACATATCGTATACAACTTACAGAAAATGTTTAAGTTTAATCTAGAAGAAATAGAATCAAATTCAAGATGGGCTGTTCCTGGCGATTTGGCTAGAGATCAGTTACACAACGGACCAAAATCAAATTTGAATTTATCCAATTTGTTCTTGACTGGAGCAAAATAATATGCTAATATTACTGCATGAGATATCTAATTGTAGACACTGCAAACACATTTTTTCGTGCTCGTCATTCGGCCCACCGTCAATCGGATACTTGGGATAGATTAGGATTCGCTATCCATGTTACCCTTGGTTCGGTTAATAAGGCTTGGCGGGATCAGAAAGCCGATCATGTGGTATTCTGTTTGGAGGGACGCAGCTGGCGAAAAGACTATTACGAGCCGTACAAAAAGAATCGTGCTGTCGCTCGTGCGGCCCTCACTGAATCAGAACAGGAAGAGGATCGACTATTTTGGGAAGCGTTTGATAACCTTAAAACGTTCCTGTCAGAAAAGACTAATTGCACGGTTCTTCAACATCCAGAGCTTGAAGCAGATGATCTTATTGCAGGGTTTATACACCAACACCCCAATGACCATCACGTTATCATATCCTCAGACACGGACTTTTATCAGCTACTTGCGGAAAATGTCTCGCAATATAACGGTATTGCCGATGAACTACACACGCTAACAGGTATCCTAGACAAGAAAGGTAAACTGGTCATTGACAAGAAAACTAAAGCTCCCAAGGTCATACCTGATCCAAAATGGATCTTGTTTGAGAAGTGTATGCGCGGTGATCCGACAGATAACATCTTTTCCGCCTATCCTGGTGTTAGGACCAAAGGTAGCAAAAATAAAGTTGGTCTCACTGAAGCGTTTGCTGACCGAGATAAAAAGGGATTTAACTGGAACAATCTCATGCTCCAGCGGTGGACCGATCACAATGGAGTTGAGCATCGAGTGCTAGACGATTACAATCGCAATGTTACTCTAGTGGATCTCTCTGCACAGCCTGCAGAAATCAAAGCCAAGATTGCAGAAACTATAGCAACAGGAGCAGTAAAGAAAAGTCGCCCAATGGTAGGCGCACAGTTTCTTAAATTCTGTGGCAAATATGAATTGAATAGGCTAAGTGAAAACAGCACACAATTTGCGGAGTTTTTAAGTGCCGAGTATTCATAATGTGGATTTTACTAGTGATCATTACATTAAGTAATAATCCAACTGGCTATGAATATCAAACACATTCTGTGTCCAAAACAATGACTGAATGTATCAATATATTAAAAGCTTTACCAAAAGCTGAACCTAATCAAGAGTTTTATTGTGTAAAAGCAAAATGAGTAAATGACCACCTGGCTTATATTAGTTTTGTTATTTGTTAAACACTTTCTAGCAGACTTCTGTTGGCAAAGTGATAGAATGATCAAAGATAAAGGACACTTTGGTAGACTGGGCGGATTGCAACATGCCGGTCTCCATGGTGTCTTGACCTATGTAATCCTTATGCATTTTTTAAATCTACAGGCATGTGTGATATTGGCCGTATTCGATGCTGTGGTCCATTACACTGTAGATTTAGCGCATCGTAGAGTAACTGTAAAAATGTCTACCGATGCAGATGCTTTTTGGTTTTGGATTGGAGTGGATCAATTGATTCATGCCATCACCTACCTAACAATTGGTTTTATAGTTTCAATTCTATTAATAGAGTACATATGATTAAAAGCATAAGCACAGACGGACCGTATATTCAAGTACAACAAAGTTATCATGGTGCGCCTCCTATCAGTCCAGGTGCTCAAAGTGCTGGGTTATTAAGATATAATTCAAACACTAACAATATCGAAGTTTACAATGGTATGGCATGGTTTGGTATCGATACCACTGCCAGCATCAATTTAAGTTCTAGTGCCAAAGAAACATTGACTTGGGCCCATAACAAAATGCAAGAAGAAAACCGACTAAAGGATCTAATGGCTCGACACCCTGGCTTGAAAGATTTACATGACAAGTTTGAAATAATGAAGGTATTGTGCATAGAGGAAGAAAAACAATGAACTGGTTACGAAAAAAATTACGCCGTTGGCTCAATGAAGAAGACGAAATTAAATTGTCTCGAGGCATCGTGGTAGAGCGAGACCACGACAGACTGTCGCAGAATGGTATGAACTTTTGTCTGTACAAGGCAGTGGGCGGTCATATTCTAGAATCTCGTGTATACAATCCCAAAATCGATCGTAGCGAAGGCACACTGTACATGATTCACGAAGATCAAGACTTTGCCAAACAAGTGGCACAATCAATCATGCTGGAGCAAATAAAACTATGAGTACATATACACTATCCGGATCACAAGCTGCTGGTATAGATATAAGCACTATCGATGTCGCCGGATATAAAAAATTTGCTAATAGAAAATTATCAATTAATGTTCACGAAGCACATGGCGGATATATTGCTGAAATATCTACCAGTTCTACATTACATGGAGACTTGTACATTATACCCGATGACAAGGACATAGGTGTAGAACTTGGTAAAATTATTACACATCGAATGTTGAAATCAAATGACTGAACTAATTGCAAAACCAGTAATCAAAAATAAGTTTTGGGTGGTCGAGAATGACGGAACTAAAATTGCCACAATTCAGGCTGTCGAAGATGGTACCTTTGTTTATGTGACAAGTAACCGTAGAGAAAAATTTCCCACAATTAAAAATTTATCTAAAGAATATAGTATTAAATTTGATAAATCAAATAAAAGAACATCAACTAATCAAGGTAATCAAATTTACGGTTTTCCCACGTCGTCAAAACCTTATAATGAATTATACGATATAACTAGACGATTGCCTGTGTTTACTAAATTAGCTAAAAGCAAAAGTTATTATTGTGCCGGATATTATGTTATAAATTATGATAATCATTGGGTCAAAGAATATTGTCCAAAATTAATTACATTAAATAGATACGCCTTCCACGGACCTTTCCGTACCAACGACGAAGCTGTGGCAAAATTAAAGGAAACAAATGGATAACGTCAGTGTACATCTTAGAATGTTCAACGATCGAGTTAGAGCAATGAACCAACTGCAAAAGAAAGATTTAACCCTAACAGCAGCCGAAGCCCGTAATTTGCAAGCTGAAATTTTTGAACTATTAACGCAGATAGCCGAATTGAGTAGTAGTCCGTCTACTAATAACGCCGATATTATTACAGTAAACATGGACGGTGGCGGCTTTAAATAATATACGCAGATAACTAAGATAAATAATAGTGTAAGGATAAATCAATGAGTAGACCTAAACCCACTGTTCTTCTAGAACATGTAAACAAAACCAACTACAAAAGTGATCAGATTTTGAGCAGCGAAGGAATCTGGGCAGTTTACTACGACTCCAAACCTATCAACTTAAAAACACATAATATCTTGGTATCCTATCCTGGCCCAAAATACAAAAAGGTCAGTTTTAGCAACAGCGGTCACGCTATCAATCTTTGCAAAAAACTCAACACCCTATTCAAAACCGACAAGTTTGAAGTAGTATTGCTTTCACAAGGCGAAACTATCTTTACGCAAAAAAAGCCACAATCTTAATGTATGGACGCCCACAGTCAAAAGTATTGGAGCACAATACTTTTTTTGCCTGGGGAACAGCAATTTGTGGTTTGGCAAAATCCAACTAATCCAAAAAGCCTAAGACTAACTCCATTAGGTTTCAAGCTGGCATCAAAAAAAGTCACATCTTATTCAATCAAGCTTCAAGACAAAATTGTTCCAAAACATATGCTAATGATGGAACGAGCATTGAGTACACCTTACTTTATACCTCGTTTGACTGATATTGTAGTGTTCGACCAAACCGTTGCAACAATGTTAACACTTCACGCTGGCGATCTAGATACCTATTTGTCCAATTTATTAACATATTAGAGGTTGACTTAAAAAATTAAATAATATATTATAGTAAGTCTTAGCAGCATTTATTCAACGTATTGCACGTTATTATTATTTGCTGTTTGGGGATGCTTGTGCATCATTTAACCTAAAGGACAATGTAATGAACCCGAATAGAGACTTGGCCATTGACACGGCTAAATTTGAACTGCTCTGGCCTTTGGCCTATCCGTATTACAGTAAAATTCCCCTTATAACAAAATTTATCAAAAAGCTCGTTAAAGACGATGTGCTTCAATTTGGACAACTTTTTGAAAAGGCCATTGAAGTACAATGCGACTTGATTAGAGAAAGCACTTACGGACAAGATTTTAAAAACGGTGACGACGCCAAATGTGTAGTTGTACGGACTTATAATTATAGCAAATCATATGCAGCACAGGTTTCAAACATACATTCAAAGCAAGGTTGGCTACTAGTGTCTGTGTATGAACGTAAACAGAATAAATGGTATTTTTTTCGTATCCCACATAAAGCCTACAAAAATATTCCAAAAACAAGTAATATCGACATTCCTTTTGAATTAGATGGAACCCCTCGTAAACATCCGAAGAAAATTGGTGCATACAATTGGTGGCAACACGAAGTAAAATCTTTTAAACTACTGGTAGGAGAATAATCATGGCTGCAAAAAGACTGGTACGTAAACTCACAGAAGTTATTGCCGAAGTAGAGAAACAACTTAAATCTCACTACAATGTTACACAGAAAGAGTTGGATGCTTGGCGGGCACGAGCCAAGGCCCTGCAACACCAATTTCCGGTCAGTTCTATGATCGCTATTGAAGATCTCTGGATTGATTATGAAGTGCAACGAGATGTGTTACACAAACACATCATCAACATTATGAAAAAGTGGGATCCAAGAATTTGCTCGCCAGGTAGTGCATGCCGTGTTAATGGTAATGCAAAGATTTTTCTTTATGATGCCCAACATAGAACCATTGCTGCTGGACTGTTGGGATACAACGAGATTCCTTGTGCGGTAGTGGAAACCAACGATCCAAACTTTGCCAGCTATGCGTTTGAAGTGCTCAACGATACCGGTGTTAAACGATTGACACCAGGAGACCTGCATCGTAATGCCTTGGTGCGTTACAAGAATGGTAGCGGTGATATTAAGGTTAAACGAGCTCGTACACTACAAGATCAATTTGATCGAGCTGGTGTCGATTTACAAGATAAAAACAGTCGTGGCAGCGATACTCTATGCGGCGACAATGACTACTTCTTTAGTCATTTTAAATATGCGT